CTTACTGCATCCATACTGCAACATGTATTTAACCTTGCTGATTGCATCGGATTGTGTAACATAACAACGTTTCATGCATAATACGATTACGATTCCCGCCTAGACAGGCCGACCCTGATGTTATTTGTTATGAAATGTTTATCATCTGTTGCCATCATACGTCGAATTGTAACAGAATTGTGGATGGTTTTCTGTTGCAGTTAGGTTTTGGCATGGTTGATGCAGTTAGCCTTTCTCATAAAAAAGATTGAATTTATTGCTGGATACCTGTTGACATTCTCAGCCATTCATATATAATGGTTATCACTGGCTGGCATGGTGCTAGTCAGGAATCAACCCTATATATAGAGGACTCTAATAATGAGTGAAGAAAACACAGCCGTAGCTGCTGAAGAAGCTACACCCGAAACTGCAACCGAAACTGAACAGCCGACACTGGACAGTATTGAAAAGCAGTATTATCCGTCTGCATCAATCGAAGCGGCATCAGCGGCAATCGAACAGGCGCAAACTATCGCTGAATCTGTCGGTGCGAAAGTCACCTATAACTTCAATATCAATGATGACTTCCCGCAAGGATATGGCATTCTGGTAGATACCATAACCAAACGCAAGGCAGACGGCAGCGGTAATGAAGCGGTCGGTGTGCTGGTTGCAGCTTTGCCGGACTTCGAAACAGTGCAGAATGATGAACAGGGAGCGAAGTTTATCAGGGAGAAAACCATTGATGCGATGACCGCGAAACTGAAAAATGCAGTCCGTCCTCGCGGTGAAGATGGTGCTGTGTCTGCATCGGTTCCAATGTCTGTTACTGACTTTGTGACCAGTTCACGACCTGAAGGTGTGTTGGTTGCCTTCCGTCAGATGGCGGGTGCATATGTCAAGCTGCTGAAGAAACGTGGTCTATCCATGATGACTGAAGCTATCTTGCGTCAAACTCTGCAATCTGCTGCATTTGCAGAACAGAACTTCCCGAAGGTAACGCAGGACAAGTGGGTGACTATCCTTGATAGCATGATTGCAAATGCCAAAAAGGAAAATCTCGCAACTGGCATCATGGAAGAGTGGAAACAGACCCGTGATAGTGCAGAGCTGCCAACCGCAGACATCGACCTTGCTGATTTGGATTTCTCAGCGGTTGATGCCGATAACGAGTAAGGATACTACAACGAGCAAGGATGCTCACTAACCAAAAAAGCAGCAAGCATCAAACTTGCTGCTTTTTTTTCCATCATACGTCGCGTAGTAACAAGGTAATTTACAAAACTGTTGCAATATGGTATAGCGAAAGTTTTGTAAATTAATGCTTGACAAATGCAATCCGTTGTGTTATAATGTTTGCAGACAGTGGGAAAACTGCTGTTGTAATGTTCTTTTAAAACTAGGAGATATAACATGAGCGAGAAACATTATTATGTTGCTGATGCATTTGGTTGGGCAACTGACGAAGATTTAGAAACTGCATTAGTCAAACGTATCAATGACAGCGGTTGGAAACGTAGCCAGTTGTTAAACAACGTGCCATATTTAATGGTCTATGAGGTTGCACTACCTAAGACTGTAACGTATCCAATTGACAACTATGTGCCAGTGGTAGAAGCTGGCAAACTCAAACACCTTGCTAGTGGCAAATGGTATTACATTGCTGAAACACTGCAACTGAATAATATACCATCAATCATCAAGCAAGTACGGAACGATTAGAAACGCTCGGGGCAAGGATGCTCCACTTTCCATCATACGCCGAACAGTAAAAGAGAGATTGACAAAGCAAATTGCATCTGGTATAATAAAGGTGTAATTAGTTTTGTTTATGCTTGCATAAAAAACTTTGATTGGACTTTGTTGGCAACTTGTGAGATAATATAATCATGGTAGGAATAAACCTGCCTGTTGACAAAGAGGACAAGACAATGTATGTAAACAAAGCAGAGTATGACTATGATGCACTCAAGTTTCAGAAGTATAAAGTATATGCTGGTATGATGTACTGTGGTCTCTTAGTTGTAGACCCTGTACTGCAAGATCATAGCTTTATCGGTCGTAATGGCAAATTCAGAACTCGACGTGGATTCATCGGCAAGGTTAAACGGTACAAGAAACTTCGCCTGGTACGCATCCAGTAAAACAATTGTCAACTGCACATGGAAGTGCAAACAATTCGCATTATCAATGGGGGGGGTTATCCCCCCTTTTTTTAAACCGTGGGCTGCTATATAAAATGTCCAACTCTCACAATTTTCCAAAAAATTTGGCAACAGTGGATTCCTAACATAAACATTTCATCGAAAGTAAATGGCAAAAGGTCTTGACTTTTGGTTGGCATTTGTTATAATGTGACCATAGAAGAAGGGGTAGATGCCCGACTTTTGGGAGAGTGAGAGATGAGCGACAAACTAAAAGCAGCACTTGATAGAATAGCCGCGATGAAAGCAGAAGGCATTGCTGATGCTGATATTGCAGAGACTTGCGGAATCGAAGAGTCAACACTTGTTGCCGTCTATGAGAAAGACGAATTTAAAGAAGCTGTTGGCAGACTGAAATCTGACAAGTTTGATACATTCCAGACCATGAATACTGGTTGGGATATGATTGAGAACTTTGCAATGAACAAGGTTATTGAGCATCTGCAAAAGATGCCAGACCCAGATTACGCACTGAGGGCAGCAGCGATGGCAAACAAAGCACAGCGTCGTGGTAAAAGCAACAATGCGCCAATTCATGCATCACCGAACCAGCAAGTTACAATCATCTTGCAGCAAGGTTTTGCAGATCGGTTGGCAAAAGGTGTTGTTTTGGAACATGAGCGTCCAGATGCCAAAACTATGGAGAAGAAGGATAACAACTTCATGCCTCCAAAGAAGGTGCAGAATCTTTTGAAATCTATGAAACCGCAGAGTTTGCAAGATCAGGTTGAATCTGAGTTTGGCGACTTATTGCCAGCGATGAGTTAAATGGGAGTACCCGTTCAGCTATCGCCGGAGGATGCGGCAACGCTTCTGGAACAGGATGCGGAGTTCTTTATTCATTTCTTTTTGCATGAAGAGCTTACGTTTCCTGTTCCAAAGTTTCATATAGACATTTTCCATTTAATGATTCTGGTTGACATTACCAGATTCGTTTGTGCTATACCGCGAGACCATGCAAAAACTACATTGGCAAAACTGGCTTGTGTTTGGTATTTGTTATTCAGTGACTATAGGTTCATTGTATATCTCAGTAATACTTCAAGTATTGCTATTCCAGCAACTAATGACATTGTTGGATTTTTAAGGTCAGAGAATTTTATAAATACCTTTGGTGCTTGCGAATGGTTAGTAGAGCAAGAAGGCAAAGGGTTGTATAAGTTCAGGTTGCCTGCAGTGTTTGGCAATAAGCTTTGCATTTTGCGTGCATTAGGTGCAGGTCAGCAAGTTCGTGGCATCAACGTAGACAACCAGCGACCACAGTTGGCAATCGTTGACGACCTTGAAGATAATGACAATATTGCAACTCCTGAATTATTCTTGAAGTTGAAAAAGTGGATGTATGGTCCATTTCGCAAATGTCTTGACAAGTTTCATAATAAAATGATTTGGCTGGGGAATATGATATCCCACGAGTCAATGTTGCATGAAAATTGCGAATCAGATTTTTGGTACAGTCGCCGTTATGGTTGTTTACTTGCAAATGGCGAAGCTCTTTGGCCAGATGCATGGAGTCTTGAAAAACTTGCTGTTGATTACTTAGAATACCAAGATGCCGGAATGGCTGACGTTTGGTTTGCAGAGATGATGAATCTCCCAATGGCAGGCGGCAATGGATTGATTGAAGCAGATGAGATTACATACAAACCTGCAATTGAGCCACGAGACCATGAGATCGGATTTTTTACAATTGATTTGGCAATTAGTGATAAAAGTTGGGCACACAAACAGGTGATTGCAGTCCATGTTTGGGTTGATGAAGAATTTTGGCAAGTGCCATGTACATATGAGTTGACAACAAATGACCCAGTTGCTTTGTTTTATGAAGTGGTAAGACTAGCAGAAATTTGGGGATTCTTTGTCGTCGGAATTGAATCGGTAGCTTACCAAGCCTCATTGCAATTTACATTTCCTCACTTATGCCTACTTGAAGGAATCGAAGGGATGGAGTTTGTTCCCTTGCCTGCTGCCAACCGAAAAGTTGAACGTTTGGCACCCTGGGTTGGCTTGTTGAAAAAAGGTGAGTACTGCTTGACTGAAGGCGATTTCCACATTACGCAACAGTTGTTGAAGTTTGACCCAACGAAAAAGCATAATGATGATGACACCATTGATGCCTGCGCACACGGGCCTCATATGATTGCAAACTATTATAATTTAATTTATGACAAGGTTCACAAGGTTGATAGGACGCCACAAGTTGCTCAATCTGTTTACCAACTGGAGAAAAGATAATGGCATTACAGATTAAAGGTCAGGTGCAGGTTGCAGAGAATTTAAAAATTCCACGGAAAGAGCATGATAACCTTTTAGAGTATATCAAAGATCGTTTGGATTTTGCAAAGCAATTTCAAAACAATAAAATCGGTCGTTGGAAATCTGTTGACAAAGAAGTTAACGGATACATTGTCTTGACAGAGGAAGATAAACAACGCCAACGAGATCAGCAAAAAGGTTTCGGTCCTCAAGTTTGGGATTGTAATTTGCCACTGGCTGCATCACAGATTGATGAGGCCGTTACATTTCTTACAACTGCATTCTTTCCTGAAGAAGGTCCTTACAATGCAGTCACCAAAAAGGAAAAGCAACATGTAGCTAAAGGCTTTTCTGCATTGATGAATCAACACGCCAGCTATTACAAGCATTTCAGACATTTCGCGCGTTTTGCGTTTGACGGTTTGAAATATAATCTTGGTTTGTGGACATGTGAATGGAATATCAATATGGGAGCCACGATTCAAAACACATCTGGCGGCCAGTTGGAAGTGAAGCATGATACTGTTGTAATGCAAGGCAATAAACTCGAAGCACAAGATGTGTATAACACTTTGTTAGATCCGTCTTGCGACCCTTGTGATTTGCACGAAGATGGAGAATTCTTTGCAATCATCAAGCCAGAAACTATTTTTCGTGCTCGGAGAATGCAGCAGCAAGGTAAGATTTTCGGCTTTGATAACATTGTGGATTCTGACGGAAAAGTTGTTGACGGGCAGTTTACCACACATTACTATGAACCCAAACCAGACTTGTTGGGTGACGCAGTATCACGCGAGATGTCATCGGAGTATCAAGATTGGGTTGCATGGCTTTCTGGTTCATCAGCCGCCAATTTGCTAGGCAGTGTTGAATTTCAATACGTCTACATGTGGGTTCCTGCAAAGCGTTTCAAACTCTCAAATTCTACGTACTATGAAATCTGGCGTTTTACTATCGCCAACATGCAGCGTATTGTTCATGCAGAACATCTGAAGAATGCCCACGGTTTCCTACCGCTCTTTGCCAATCGTCCCTGGGATGAAAATATTGGGGATGAAGCAACTTCGTTTGGCGAAAAGCTTTTACCCTACCAGCGTTTCAGCAGTTTCCAACTCAACATGCATCAGAAAGCTGCACGTAAGGCATTGTACAAGATTACAGTGTATAACAGCCGTCTGCTTCCAGAGATGGGAAATGCAGATATGGCGGGTGGTAAAGTGCCAACTTCAGGTACAGCTGACATTGATGATATTCGAAAACTGGTTGCGCAGTTTGATGATTCGCCAGACACGCAGAATACTTTGCAAGACATTGAAGCAATGGATACGCTGATGCAGAAGATCTTGCCAACAGATCTTCTTAAACAAGTTGCATCCTTAGAACGTGCAACTCAGTATCAAGCAGCTGCTACCGTTCAGGGTGCCAACCGACGTAACCTCAAGATTGCAAAGACAATTGATGCACAAGCGTATTCACCGACTAGAAAAGTCATGATGTATAATACGTTGGAGTATCAGGAAGCAA